GGTTTGACGCACTCGTTAGCTTTAGTTTCAACGTTGGTCTTGGCAATCTCCAGCGGTCTTCTGTAAGGATGAAGCACAACCGTGGTGACTATGAAGGCGCCGCGGAAGCATTTATGCTATGGACTAAGGCATCAGGAAAAGAGTTACCGGGGCTCGTGAAACGGCGCCGGGACGAAAGAGCGGTGTATTTAGGGGCGTAATTTCAATAAAAGTAAAACAAAATAAAGAGGAAAAAATGGACGAAATCAAGCTTTCTACCAAACTCGTGAATGCGCTGCTTCAGTACCTTGGCAGCCGTCCTTTTGTTGAGGTTGCCGGCATCATTCAGGCTATCCAGAAGGAGGCTGAAATCCAAGGCGCGAAGCCTCAAGAGGGATCTGAATGAGATGGACACGCAGACAATCTTCAATATCGTCGTAGGTATTGCGGCATTTTTTGGTGGATGGGTTCTGAATAACATCACCAAGGCTATCGAGCGTCTTGATGCTGACGTTCGAGCGATGCCGCATAATTATGTGGCTCGAGATGACTATCATCGAGACATTGACGAGATTAAAGATATCTGCAAACAGATTTTCAAGAAGTTAGATAGTAAGGCTGACAAATGAGCACTCCATCGTGGGTTCTGACGTATGACAGCCTGACCGAGATGGTCAAGCAATACCTTGAACGCAAGGACAAGGCTGTTGTTGATGCCATTCCCACGTTTATCACGCTTGCTGAATTCGAGATTGCGGAACAGATCAAGACGTTAGGGCAACTGCAGATCGTGGAATCCACCATGACTGCAGGTAACCCTGTTCTGCAAAAGCCGGCACGGTGGCGTAAGACTGTGTCGATGAATGTGACTGTCGATGGCAAGAAACAGCCTATTCTTCTGCGCAAGTATGAATATCTGAAGAGCTATGCGCCTGATGCGACAGATACTAATGTTCCTCAGTATTACGCGGACACGGATTGGGACCATTGGTACTTAGCCCCAACGCCGGATGCGGACTATGCGTTCGAGGTTCTGTATTACGAGCGCATTGCTCCTTTGAGCTCTACTAACCAGACAAATTGGCTGACACAGAACGCACCTAACGCGATGTTGTTTGGCACTCTTCTGCAGGCTATGCCGTTCTTGAAGAATGATCAGCGGCAGATTTTCCAGCAGAAGTATGTTGAGTCGCTGCAGGCACTCAAGGCTGAGGATGTGGCGCGTGTCGGTGATCGTCAATCTGTTGCCGTGGACTCTTGATCATGCCTACTTATACAAATCCCTATACCGGGCAAACAGTAAATCCGTCGCAGGTCAGTTATGAAGAACTGACGATCTCGACTGATACTGTTCTTCAATGGCCTGTTAATGGCAACACGACTGATGTTGTCGCAAACATCATTGAGGTGAATGCGACAGTAGGCAGCCTCAAGCTGTACATGCCGCCGGCTACTCAGGTGTCTGTCGGACAGAGTGCTCTGATCCGTAACATCGGGTCGAACACGTTTACTGTCGTAGACACGAGTGGCAATACTATCGTTGCGATTGCTTCTGGGATTGCAGAGTACGTCTACATTACAGACAACGCGACGATTGATGGAACGTGGGCTACGGTAACGTTTGGGGCGGGCTCTTCGTCTGCCAATGCTGCCGCGCTTGCTGGGTATGGCTTACAAGCCATCAGCACGACACTGAATGCTGCTATTGATGTCTCAACATTCTCTGCAAATTATTCTGTAGCGACTGCTGACCGTGCGCAGATGTATGTGTGGACTGGTGGCGCAGGCACAGCAACATTGCCATCTGCGCCTGTGGTGGGGGCTGGTTGGTACATCATCTTTAAGAATGATGGCACTGGTGTACTGAATATTGATCCCCAAAGCGGGGAAACGATTGACGGTAACGTAAGCGCCCAGCTTCAGCTTTCTGAGTCGTTTGTTGTCGTTTCTGATGGCACAACGTACTACAGCTATGCCTATGGTCAGTCGGCTACTTTCTTCTTTACGCAGTTAGTCAAGAACGTAACTGGCGGCACAGTTACTCTTACGGCTGCTGAAGCGGCAAATATCATTCAGGAATATCAGGGGACGCTTACGTCTGCCTGTACGGTCGTTCTTCCGCCTACAGTGCAACTGTATTCCCTGAGAAATACGACTACTGGTTCTTATACCCTCACATTTACCACTAACGCTGTTGGTGGTCTTGATCTAGTTCTGCCGCAGAACCAGACGATTATTGCGATTTGTGACGGCACTAACGTCTACAACGCTCAGACTGCTACGACGAGTTTCATCAATGCCCTGACGTTAGGAAACGGTACTGCTGCTGCGCCATCTCTTTCGTTCCTTGGGGATGCGACAACAGGTCTTTATCTGGCGGCGTCTAATCAATTAGGTTTTGCGGTTAATGGTCTTGCAGCAGGAGCCATCACGCCTACTGGGATGCTGCTTCCGGTAGGAATTAACGCTGGGGCGTTTTAGTGACTGCAAAGGTCGTCGTCCTTCAGGTCGGCGCTGGCATCCAGCGCGACGGGACAACTTTTGCCTCGCCCAGTTACATTGATGGTAAATGGGTCAGGTTCCAGTACGGTCGCCCTCGCAAGATGGCTGGTTATGTCGGGGTATTCCTGAATGCTACGGATATCAGCCGCGGCATGATTATGAGTGCCGATAACGGGCTGAACTACATCATTTCCGGGTACGAAAACGGGATTGAGCAATGGACTACAGATAACGATAACGGTATCGGATTTGGTCCAGTGCCTGTTAATCCTGTAGGCGGCTTAGATTCTGTCTACATCAGTGATCAGGGTTCCGCGTACACAAACGGCACTTATACGGCTGTTCCGATCAATGCTACGTCTGGATCTGGAGCTCTTGCGACAGTAGTCGTTTCCAGCAACTTGGTGTTCAGTGTCACCATTACTTCGCCGGGGACTGGTTACGTCCTGAATGAAGCAATTACCATCAATGCTGTAGATATTGGTGGCACGGGATCTGGGTTTGATGGGTATGTGCTTACCCTTGATTCTTTTTCTGGAAGTCCAGACATCCTCTGGCAGTTTGATCTTGGTTACGACCCGTACGGTAATGGTCAGAACAACCTGATTGCGCATCCGGGGCATAACCTGAATGACATTAGCTCCACGTACAACACCAGACCTCTCTACGGTGCGTTCACGGGGACTTCTTTAGATCCTGTGGGCGTTTTTACAGCCAGCGGGACGACGACTAGTGGTCTAAACACAGTAACCTTCGCCGCGGTCAATGTTGCGATGGGTGCTGGGGTATCTGTCTCTGGTACTGGTATCCCTGCCGGCACAAAGATCGTGTCTGCTGCGGAAGTAGGCGGTGTGTGGACTGTCACACTTGACCAGAACGCAACGGCTTCTGGCGCAGTTACTCTCACTTTCGACAATAACGTCAGCATTTCTGGCGGGGTTGTGATGCTTTACCCGTACCTTTTCGTGTACGGGAACAACGGTCTCATCAAGAACTGCGCGGCTGGAAACTTCAATAACTGGACTTCTGCAGATGCAAACGAAAATAGCGTAGCGTCTGTGAAGGTCGTGAAAGGGTTGCCACTTCGTGGTGGTACGACCTCGCCGGCAGGACTTTTCTGGACCCTAGATTCAGTGGTACGAGTGACCTATGCGCCGCAGACTGTGGGAGGAGCTACTCTTTACTGGCGCTATGACCTGATTACCCAGCAATCCTCGATTCTGTCGTCTCAATGCGTGATTGAGTACGACGGTATTTTTTACTGGGCAGGCACTGATCGTTTCCTCATGTATAACGGTGTTGTACAAGAGGTCGAAAACAAGCAAAACTTCAACTATTTCTTCGACAATCTCAACTATGTCCAGCGGCAGAAAGTCTGGGTCAGCAAGGTGCCGCGGTGGGGTGAGATTTGGTGGTTTTTCCCGAATGGGGATAGTGAAGAATGCAATGACGCCGTGATTTACAACGTGCGTGAGAAGATTTGGTATGACGCTGGGAAGGCTCTGGGAGCTCGTCGTTCAGCCGGCGTGTTTTCGGAGGTGTTCCGTCGTCCTGTTTGGGGAGGGTGGGATGAGAACGGGACTGGCGGATATACCCTGTGGCAGCATGAGACAGGGACGAACGAGGTATACACGAACAGGGTAAACGCGATTGATTCGTTCTTTGAGACGAACGTGATCGGCGCTAGGTTGGGGCTTGTGGGTACTGCGGAGCAGGCTGGGGATAACGTCTGGACGCGCCTAGAAAGGGTTGAGCCAGACTTTGTGCAGTCTGGGGACATGACCCTAGTGGTCACTGGTAGCGGCTACGCAGAAGACCCTCCAGAGCCTTCTGACCCCTATACGTTTAGTCCCAGTACCCTGAAGATCGACATGAAAGAGCAGCGCCGTGAGATGCGCCTGCGGTTTCGGAGTAATACCCAGAATGGCGACTATTTCATGGGTAAGGTGATCCTGAGTGTCGATGGCGGGGATGTCCGCGGAACGGGTAACCCGTGATCACATACGATCCTCGAGGGATGACTTGGTCACAGTATTGCAAGCTGATGGCAGAGCTTTTTGCATCCAACCAGTTAGGGTATGTGGAAGAAGAAAATTGGAGAAGCTGGGTGGATGGTCTGAACGGTATTGGCTACTTTGTGGAGTCTGGAGTGCCAGACCATCGAGGCTTTGAAACTTGGCAGCAATGGGCGATGAAGATGTGCGGCATCATGTCAATTGAGCCAGTTTGATAAGGAATAGTTGATATGGCTTGGGTCATTACAAATGATGGCGAAGGTGGTGGTTACTTTTACAACACTGTTACTGGTGAAACTTCTAACGATCCCACTGGTAGGGCTGATTATTTTGGCGACCCTTGGAGAGGTGATCGTAGGGGCTGGACGCCAGAAAACATTGATGAAATTTTCAATTCTTTTGCCAAAAGTGAAGCTGGAAACGTAGGCGCCCAGACTCTCGCTACTCTTAGGCAACTGAAAGTTGATCCTAATGTTGCATTAGACTCACTTTGGAATTCAGCTACTTCATCTGCCAAT